GGCGCAAAAGGAAGATTGGTCAGGCGATGAAACCGCGGAGAACGGGCGCGAGACAGCCAGCGTGACGACAAAGTTTCGCATCCGCTACCGTACCGATCTCTCCACAAAGATGACATTAACCCACGGCGCGGAGGTTTACAACATTTTATCGATCATGGATTTTGACGGCACGATGCGCGAACTTTTATTGACCACACGAAAGGTGACCTGATGGCTGGCCGAAGACCCCGCATGACCAAATCCATCACAGGGCGTTTCTCGCTCGAACCTGATTCTTACAAACAGCATAAAGCTGCGCTGAAACAATTAGAGAAAGCCGTGCGCAAGGAGATCATCGAAAAGGCATTGATGACAGGCGGCAAGATCGTGCATGAGGCCGCAGAGTCAAAAGCGCCCGGCAAACTCGCCATTCGTATTATCGGCGGGCGGTCCCTGCGCAAACGTGTGGATGCGAATATGACCAAGGTGGTGCGCGCCAATGGAAAGTTTTGTGCCATCGGTCCCGATAAGAAGCACTGGCATTACCGTTTCTTCGAGTTTGGCGCAACCCGACATGATATTGTCCCTAAAAAAGCCAACGCCATTGCATTCAAAGGCAACAGTGGCTTTGTTATCACCAAAAAGGCATTTCAAACAGGCGGCGTGCGGATGCGTCCATTCCTGCGCCCAGCCGTGGATCAAAATGCAAACAGTGTCGTTGTGGCAATGGGCGATGTGTTGGCGCGTGAGATTGAGAAAGCGGCAAAGGCATAAATGGCAACCATTGAAGAAGCGCTCGTGGCGTTCATCACGGCCAATGTGACCGAGGCAGGCAACGGATACCCGCAGGAAGTACCTGTGGATGCCGATTTTCCAGCCTGGTCATATAACACGATCAGCGATGAAGAAGTTTTATCGCATGGTGGGCGTTCAGGCTATGCCAAGGCGCGCATCCAATGTGATTTCATGGCGCGTGAGACGGCGGAACTGAGCGATTATGCCGTGGTAAAAGGCATTGCCGAAGCTGCGCGCAATGCGCTGGATGGATACCAGGGCACGATGGGCACAGTCAATGTTGACTATTGCCATGTTGAATTGACCGATGATTGGGCAGATACGCACAAATTGCCCGTTCAACGTTTTGATGTAATTTTGAGTTACAGAAGATAAAAGGAGTAACAAACTATGACAACGATTGGTGGTTTTGGTTTGGTGGTCAAGATCGATGTTGCCTCAACACCGACGGCCATCGCAGATCTCATTGAAGGCGAGATCCCCAAGTTCAAGAAATTCATCGCTGAGGCAACCAGCCAGAGCGCTTCAGGCGGCTACGCCCAACGCGTGGCCACAGGCAAACGCTCGCTGGAGTCGTTCAAAGTTACCCTTGGCTGGGATTCGGATGCCGCAACTCATGCTGCAATTCAGGCCGGCTTCGATAGCGAAGATCCCGTTGATATTTCGGTGGTTTCGCCTGGCACCGATGAAACCATCACCTTTACCGCGCATATTGAAGAAATTGCCCGCATCCCCGGTGATGAAGATTACTACAAGGCCGAAGTGGTCATCACGCCCACTGGCGCGCCGAACATCACGTAAGTGAGGCCAGCATGACAACCATTGGCGGTTTTGGATTGGAAATCACAATCGGCGGCGACACCATTGTGGACCTCATTGAAGGCGAGATCCCCAAGCTAAAAAAGTTTCTCGCTGAGGCAACCCCGCAGGATGCCACCGACGGTTATACCGAGCGCGTGGCCACAGGCAAACGCTCCTTGGAGTCATTCAAGGTGACCCTCGGCTGGGATGCCGACGATACCACGCATGACGCGATTATGAATGCCTTCAATGCAGACGCCTTCCCTGTGCGACAAGTGGAAACAGCCACCGTTGTGGGAACCGTTTCGGGCTCAGGTAATGCTGAGGTGGTTGTCACCGCTGCAGGCATGACCAACTCACCCAAGACGGTCAGCGTGGCGGTGCTCAATCTGGATACAGCGAGTGTGGTCGCGGGCAAGATCCGCGCTGCGCTCGCGCTGGATGCGGATGTATCCGCCTTCTTTACCGTCAGCGGCACAGGCACCGCTGTGGTACTCACCTGCATCGACTATGCAGCCAATGATGCCACGATCAATATAGCGATCGACAACGACACCTGCACAGGACTGACCACAGCGGCCACGTCCGCAAATACAGTGGCAGGTGTGGCTGTGGATTATGTCGAGTTCGAGATCACCACGCCTGGCGCGGATGAGGTCATCACCTTTATGGGTCATATCGAAGAGGTGGCGCGCATTCCCGGAGATGAAGATTATTACAAGGCCGAGGTGGTCATTACCCCAACGGGCGCTCCGACAATCGCGTAAGCAGTAAGTAAAAATCGAATATCCCTGCATCCATACTGCACATCCTGTCTGATGGGTGCAGGGCAAAAATAAAAAGGAAGGAACACCATGAATAAAAATGTATTGAGTAGAGATGCAATTTTGAAAGCCTCCGATTCTGTGATCGAAGCGGTGGAAGTCCCTGAATGGGGTGGAGTCGTGCATGTGCGTTCGATCACTGCGGCGGAACGCGGTCAGATAGAAGCAGCTGCAGCCAGCTTCAAAGAGAACAAAGGCAAAGGTGATTTCGCAAAGATGTTCACCCAGCGATTTGCCGTATTGTCTCTCTGCGATGAAAAAGGCAACCGACTTTTCAAGGATGAAGACATAACCTCCCTGGCACAAAAGAACGCGGCAGTTATTTCGCGCATCGCGGAAGTTGCCCAGCGCTTGAGCGGTTTCGGTAAGAAGGACATCGAGGAACTGGAAAAAAACTCCGGGCAAGTCCAACCCGAAGGTTCGCTTTCCGATTAGCGAAAGAGTTGGGCTTGTGGAATGTGGATGAAATGCTCGCGGGCATGTCATCCCGAACGTTGACCGAGTGGATGGCCTACTACCAAGTTGAACCCTTCGGCGATGAATTGATCGACATCCATTTCGCCACACTGGATGCGATCATGACAAACAGCAAGGATAAGAAGAGCGACCCCAAGAAATTCCGCCTGTGGCGTGTGGATGCCGAAGAAAACTTTGACGCACGCGCTTTCTTCGATGGATTGAAGGAGCTTGCAAGGAAAAAATAAATGGCAACGACCCTCTCGAACTTACTGGCTCTGCTTGCGCTCGATCCCTCCGCCTATTTGGAGGGATTGGCTGATTCGCAAGCCGCCGCCGATACCTTCGGCTCGAAGCTCTCAAGTGTGGGTGGCGCGGTGGTGCTCGGCGGGCTGACGGCTGCCGCCACTGCAACAGTAGCGATCGGCACGGCAGCCTTCGATGCGGCAGAGACGGTGGATACGGCAATGGATAAGATCGCCGTGGCCACGGGCGCGCAGGGGACTGAACTGGATAAATTACGCAAAGACTTTGAGACCGTATTCCAATCCGTTCCTACGGATGCGGATTCAGCAGCGACCGCCATTGGCATTCTCAGCGCGCGGCTGGACATTTCGGGGAAATCCTTGCAGTCCATTGCAGGTCCGTTATTGGAGGCAACACGCATTATGGGCGGCGATCTGACATCCAATGCAGAGTCATTCACGCGTGTGGTTGGAGATTGGAATATCCCTGTAGATCAGGCCAGCGGCTCGCTCGATCAATTATTTGTAGCCGCTCAAAGTTCTGGAGTTCCCCTGGATGCGTTGATGCAGCGCATTGTCCAATATGGCGCACCCATGCGCAATTTTGGTTTCAATTTTGCAGAGTCGGCAGCCTTGTTGGCACAGTGGGAAGCGCAGGGCGTGAATGTTGAAACTGTAATGGGCGGCATGCGTATCGCGCAGGGCAACTTCATCAAAGACGGCGTGGACATGAAGACGGGTTTGTGGAATACCGTCAATGCCATTCAAAACGCATCTTCGGCCACCGAAGGACTTTCCATTGCCACCAAAGTCTTTGGCGCAAAAGCCGCTGGCGATATGTTCGACACGATCGTATCTGGAAAATTTGACATAGATCAACTTGTTGCATCAATGTCAAATGCCGACGGCGCGATCATGGATTCTGCTAAAGCCACAATGGATTGGGGTGAGCAGTGGACGGTATTCAAGAACAACGTTACTACCACCCTTGCGCCGATCGGTGACAAGGTCCGCGAAGGCATGGGCAGCGCAATGGATGAAATGATCGCCATCTTTGAGCGTCCTGATATCCAAGCCTCGATCACCAAGATCGTGGAAGCTATCATTCAGTTCATTGACCTGGTTGTATCCAA